TTTAGATTAAGTGAGAGAGTAACCTCGGCCCGACTAGCTGTCCTGCTTCGTGGTTCATATCCCAATGTAGCAGCATGGGATACAACAGATGATCTTAATTGTGCAGTCGAGAGGAACGACTCATTTAATGCAAAGTTAGCAGTTAGTGCATTAAAGTGTGTGTTATATGCCAATACGTCTAAAACATTAGACAGCCCAGATGCTTCAAAGTTATAATCTGAGAATTCAGTGTTCTGAGCAAAATAAGTTTTAAGTTTAGACTTAATATCGTCAAAGTCTAATTTGGATGTTGCTACTGTAGTTGCCATATTATCTTAGCCTTGATAGAGATGTTTCAAGTGTTATTACTTCTGATGTATTAATCACACCAAATTTAACACGCACATCAAGTGAATTGCGATCTGGGTTTGCCTGCACATCGATGTTAGCGATTACTGCTCGCGGTTCAAATGCTTTGATTGCAGCACGTATATTAATTTCGGCGTTAAATGCAGTAAGCTCATCCATTGGTTCAAACAGAATATCACCAAGTCCGCCGCCAAATGATTTTTTAAATGGCTTTTCATTTAAGCCTGTCATAATAAGGTTCTTGACAGCTTGCTTTACTGCTGCAGCATCATTTTTCCTATATATGTCACCATCAGGCCGTGCCACAAACGATAGATCTAAATCTTTGTAGTCTTTTGTTCGTGTTGTAATGAGAGTTTGGGCTCCGAGTTGCCCGTCCTCTGCTGCAAATGCACGTGAAGTTGCCATGATACTACTCTAATTAGTTTAAACTATTTATATGTCTTTTAACCAAGTATTTCTACTAACTCGCCTGAAGACTGCAAGTTACCGTTAAAACGTGTTTCTAATTGCTTTTTAAATGTAGCGGTAAAGGTAGAAGATATTATAGGCATCTGCAATATGACATGACACTCAAGACTTCCGTCTGGATTAAACTTATCATAGTCCATAATAATTTTGTCATATAGTAATGAATCTTTCCAGTAGACCGCAAGATCAAACATTGCGGCATGATCTGGCACTCCGTTCTTATCGATTAACTGATACACCACGACCTGTCCTTTTGTGGCAAGATCATTTAAGCCGCCAGATACAAGTGTTTCATCTGCTGCCTTACGATATAGTCCTTCGACCACAATTAATCGATATGCTCTAAACTGACCTTGACTGCGGTTAACAGTCGACATAGCCTCGGCCTGCAAGTAAAACTGCCTTGCTATCTGTAATTTGTCTGCTGCATTTGTTACATGATTAAGATTAGTAAACTCACCAGACGCGCCAAGAAACTTACCCATCGTTACGCCTTTAGACAATTTAGTTGCAGCCGTAATCGCCTTAGCATTGTTAGGATTATAAGTCGGATCTGGGATGACTGTCTTGATGCCAGGATTAGGAACAAAGCGTTGTATTGTCTCAGGGGATTGTGCCATTATTGAACACCTATGTGTCTATGATTTTCTTGAGGAGTATATTCAGGACCTACTGTTCGGCCGACCTTTCCAGGCGTAGCTTTTGTATAGTCGCCTGCAATTTTACCTTCGCCCACTTGCACTGCCATAAAATCTGTATTGTTAAGCGTACCATTGTCACGCATCTTAGATCGAGCTTCTGATGTAGTCAATTGCCGCGATGCAATACCTCCGGTAGATCCAGTTCTATCGATTGCGCCAAGCAAATCTCCGTTCGGATCTACAAGCACTTTCTGGATACCATACGAAGACTTCTGATAGGCCTGCATCAACTCTCCGTCAGGCAATGCAGTATGCCCTGTGTCGTGTGCAAGTATGTCTGTATCGATAGCATTGTTTGTGATGGGTGCGCCAGGTGAACCTACATTACCACCTGATCCTGGACCTGTATCTGGGTCAGAATACAACTGATGCCTGGACTGCCGTGCTTCTTCTGCAACACCGTCAAGATCGCCATGAAATGTCGGGCTTGTCACGCTGTTACTTGCTACAATATCACCAGTCACTTCGACACGTGTTGCTGTAATTGTATCAACCGCAAGGGTGCCGGCCGTACCTGGACTACCGTCGCCTAGCCATACTGTATTACCGATATGTGCATTGTAAGAATATAGTGTTACGTTCTTACCGCCAAATGTTCCTTTGTCGCCAAAGACAGATAACTCGTTGGCCGCAATATTAGTGTCAGGGCTTGTCAAGTTCTGCCGAACCTCAGACGTCATTCGCATTTCGTCACTTGAGAATAGATTACATGCTCCTTCGACCGATGTCGCCCATGCACCTTTCACTGCAGCAGTAAACCCGCCAAGATACGTATCGACTACGCCTTTTGCAACTGTCGTAAATTTGCCGCCCTTTACAATCAGGCCATCGTTCTTCTCGATGTTATATCGACGCGCGCCATCGATATCGGCTCGTTCATCTCCGGCAATAAATTTATTGTAGTTGCCTGCGACATTTAAGTTGTAATCACCGGTCACATCTACATTTAGATTACCTTGATGCGTCATATGCGTATTGCCTTCAACAACTATATGTGCGTCGTCTGCAGCTGAGATTAAAAGATCTTTGCCACTCGATATGTACACAGTGCCGTCTGGCTTGATCTCGATACCCGATCCACTCTTATGATGAATCAACATCCGCTCGTTGCCAATTGTATCGTCCATCTCGATAATATGTCCACCCGGAGTTTCTATAACTTGGTTGTGTGGATAGGTCGATGCCGTCGCACTATTGTACTGCCCGGCTGCCTTGGCGTCTCGTATAATCTTATCTTGATACACGTCTTCTTTTTGCAGCGTGGGTATGCCGCCATTTGTAGTAAGGTCATTGCGCTTAGTACCAAGCGACGCCATGTTGAGTGAAGACTTATAGAAGTAATCTGCTCGAGGATACAGACCAGAAGGATCTTGAAATCCTACCGGAAATACATTTTGTTTCTCGGCGCTCTTGCCGCTTTTTAAGATCCGGTCTTCAAGTTCGTCATTTTCTGTTGTCATGCTGTTGATGTCCCTCTTGCTGACGCGATCTCTGCAACGGTCAACGGTTGTGTAGTTCCGCCTGTAATATTAGTTTTATTAAACTTATTCTTCACATACTGCGGCACGCTAAATCCAGGATCAATTTTGCCACGTGGATCTGTATCGCTATGGCCAAAGGCCTGTCCGCCTGGATATACTATGTAAAACGCGCCAAGAAATAACTCAAGCGCATTCATTTGAGCCGCATTAATTGATTCAGCCCCTACTAATTTTTCATATCCGGCCGTACCAGAAAGGCAAGTGTAACCGCCGACAAGCGATATGCCTATTGATTTATTGTTGTGTCCATTTGCTTTGGCATGCGCGCCTGTTCTGTTAATAGGTCTACCGCGCTGTATTCTACCATCGCGCCGTATAAGGTAGTGATAACCCATACCACTGAAGCCTCGAGCCAAATGCATGTTGTGTATATCTTGTGAGCTGTGATCTTGATCGAGAAACGAAGCAGTCCAGTGAACAACTACTTCTGTTATCTCACGTGTAGGACTTCGTAAATCTGCTTCAAGTTCTTCGACACCTGATATAAATGTAAATTCATAGGGCGAAGACGAACTTCCGCCGCCACCGCCAGCAGTCGAGCCGGTACTGGCTGGCGGCCTATACTGCGATGTTGGTGTTTGCACACCGTCCCAGCCCTGCGCATTTGATCCTATCTCAAAATCAGGTAACTGTTGTGATTGTGATCCTAAGACTTGATTATAGTCTACACGATCTGACAACTTAGTGCTCAGATTACCTATGCCTGATTCTACTTGTGAAATAGGTAATGACGACACGCCTGCTACTGTAGCAATAGCCTGAGTAAAATCTCCTGTTTCAATAAGACGGGCGATCGAATTCATCTCTGCAGTTTTAAGTTTGCCTTGTGTAAGGGTAGATATCACCTGCACGATCGGCGTATCAATAGCATCAACAATGTTTTGTAGGGTCGAGCTAAGTGCAGTGCCAATACTAAGATTAGCCCTTACATTAAACTCTGCAATTACTGGACCAAGCGTTTGGCCAATTGCTCCAGCAAAGGCTTGTTGCACAAATGCTTGCGCAGATGCACCTTGCACTGCAGATACTGCAGCAAGCAATTGGCTGACAGGTTTACCAGTTGCAGTGCCAAGTAAACGTTGTATAGCCTGTCCGCCTGAACCTGAGAAATAACTTTGTAAAAATGGTGTAGTGGTCGGACTTCCGTTAGTTAACGCAGCAAGGGCGCCTGCAGTCGTCAGCACATCTGTAAATTGACTATGTTGTGCATCACCTCCAGAAAACAATTCTGATATATCTGTGATAAGAGAATCGACTAATCCTGGTACAGTACCGGTCAACGCTGTTGTGACTGTGCCAAATATATTATCGCCAAACTGTCCAGGATAATCTTCGCCTGCCGTAAGTGCTTGGATGCCATTTACTACTTCTCCTTGGAGCGCACCAAGCTTAGATGTGAGCTGCACGTTATATTGGCCAGCAACCTGGTTTGCTGCGTCAATAAGTGGAGTAGACGGAAACCTTTGCTCAAATGTAGATAATGTATTGTTTAGTTTTGTAAATGATACCATAATCTAGCTCCAGTTCTTAATAGCTTTGGCACTAGCCGGAATACCATCACGCACGCCAATGCCGGCCGGTTTTCTTCCGTACCAAGGACCCCAGCCGCCGGTTGCAACCTTGTCAAGAGCATATCGCACTTGGTTTGTTACACCGTCACGTGTATTGTCATTTCTCAAATCGCGATTAGTCGCTGATTCATAATCATTACCCATGCCACCACCTACATATAATTGAAATGGTCCGTATGACGCTTCACGCCCGCCGCGCTTGAGTTGGTTGCCGGCTGTCACACTTGATTGATATATGCCTCCACCTTCGGCCTTCCATAGGCGCACTGCAATATTAGGATCTATGCCTCGAAGATTTGACTCTTGTCGGATTTGTTGCTCGATCCATGCATTTGACACATCAGAAGGATATTGTGGAATACCTGTGTTAGATGTAGTGCTGCGAGATGATCCGGCAGTATTGTAATTAACACTATTCTCACGCGCTGTGGCCGGATCTGTTTGATCTACACCATAGCCAATGTCTCTATTCTGTGATGCGACTAGCTGCTGTTCAGACGGTATTTCAATGCGTGGCACTACTCCTAAGACAAGAGGCAATTGGCTTTCGGCGCCGTCCATAAAAAACCCTACGACCTGCGCACCCGGTAAAATCTGCGGCATTGCGCCTATACCAGATGTGCCGCCAGATGTTGTTGGTTGCATGACACTTGCCCAAGGTAGTTGTGAGTTCTGGATCGCATCATGATTACGATTATGTATTCCAAAAATACGTACTTGCACGCGTCCTAATTGTAAAGGATCAAGGTTATTCACCACAATCCCAACAAACCATCTAAATGAATCACCATAATGCTGCATCAACTTACGCCTGTATTGCCTTTATAGTTTGTAATCTTAATGAGGCTCATCTTTATTTTATAAGATTCTTTACCCATTATGTGATTACAACCATATACTAAATAATCGCCTGACCGCTTTTGATCTATATTTGGTTCACCTTTGGTGGCTTGTTCGTTTGCCATAGTCAATATCGAAATCATGTTACCTACAGTACGATGATCGCCCTGCGGGAAAAATTGTCTGCCGGCAACAAGTATTTGGACTGGCGATTTTTTAGCCAAATTTCGAAATGATTTACTAATAGCCTTTGCGCTTTGCCGTGCAGTAGTGCCTTCCTCATATATATTGCCTACACCAGCCTCATATATTGATGTAGTAGCGATCTGAGTAATGCGCTGTGATCTATATTCATTTGCACTCTTGTTATTAAATTTAGTCTGTGTATCAAATACAGGTGCTGCATTTGCCGGTAAGACCTGTTTAAACACTTTGCCAATATCATATGCAAATGCCTGCTCGATTGCTGCAGTAGTATCCACATATTCGTACTGTGCACCAATGTCTCCGTTCATGATAAGCCGCAGTGCATTTTCGCTAGACCGTATTTCCATCTCTTCGATGTTAAGTGCTAATGCATCACCCGTAGCTTCGGACGTCGAAACTGCAGCGGCCGATCGCAGCAACGGATTTTCCGCGTTAATAGAAGACTGCGTTATGAGAGAATATAGATCAAAGAATCTAAGATTATTATCACTCAATGACGCATAGCAATAACAAGGCATGCCGTTTGTACCTGTTGCACGTCTGGTCATGGTGTCAATTACTTGATATGGCGACTTGTTCGGAACAATATAGCGCATGCTATTTTGTAATTCTTTTGCCTGACTAAAAAATCCATCGGCATTAGGGTTATTTGATTCTGCAGTCGTACCACCGCGGTTGAGAGTTTTATTTGCGCCAAAGTTATCTTGCAACACATGTGCAATAATCTCTGAAGGTCTGCCTTCGTAGACTTTGTTCACATTAATGAGCGAAGATATATAGGCATCGATATCAATAAGAGCAAGAGCTACTGCATCGCTTGTGTCAGTTGCCGGCGTAATACCTGTAACTTGTCGTATTGCAAATTCTTTTTTTATCTTAAAATCAGTCTGATGCATGGCAACGACAATCGTAACTTTCTCTGTGCCATTGAAATCAATTGCCTCAACAACCCTTGCGTCATCAAGAAACGTCAGTGCGCCAGTGATATATGTACGTTCCATATGTTCGTACAACTCGATCTCAATGACGGCCGCTGTAATGTCAAACTCATGCTCATTTCGGCCATGAGATATTATAACGCTCTCAAGCTTATACTCGGTAGGACTACTTGGTGAATATTCCATTAGCTAAGTTCTTCTCGAAAGGCCTTAGTAATTTGTCCTACTTGTGCAGGTTTGATTACTCGTATAGCTTTAAGACTGTCGTTCTGCTTACGATAAAACTCTAGGTTGGTCACAGGTGTATAGGATGCCGGTACGATGCCACTATGAGGATCGATATCAACTTGTGCCAGTGTCTCATCAATATAATGTTTAGTTGCGTTAGCCTGATCTATCGAGTTTGTCAATCTAATAGACTCGACTATTTCTCCGACCTGCGATGTGATAACTTCACTATTATTAAATGTGCCTGATAGCGTGCTTGCATCGATGACCAATTGCCCCAGATCCAAATTACGTTTTAAAATCTTGCCGGTCGAACCTGTGCTTGATCCTGAAACTATTTGGCCGACCTTAAACTTGCCAGTGAGTTCTGCAGTCGTGGTAAGTACTCGATGTGGCAGGTCTGCTGCAGCGCGCTCTTTTAGCTGCAGCTCTGTTAATGGCCAGCCTTGTTCACGGATGTTGTCGTTCATCAAGAAAAACGTCCAATAATAATCAGGCGTATTATACAATTGCGTCGATACCTGATCTGGCCTATCGCCTTCTTGGATGTTATGCTTTGTATAAAACGCAACTAAATTCTTGACGTTATCAATAATTTCAACATATGCAGATATGTTCTGCACACCAATATCAGGTAGATTATTCCCAAACGAATAGCCTGTGACCGGAAAGTCTTTAAAATAAGTGCTCATTAGAACGGTACCTCGTCATATGTCGAACCTTCATATTCTACTTGTTTCTGAAGGAAGGTTTCCCACCACTCTTTGTTATTACCGCCAAGTGGGTCTAGATCGTAGGTTATGTCGGCCTTTGACATTGTTCTGTATTCTACAAACGACAGATTCAAGTCAACTTCACTGAACGATCCGTCTTTATAAAAACTCTGTGATGTGCCATTATATGTTGTACTAACATTTTTTAGATATGATGGCAGCAACTTTTGGCCGATCTGGTTGCCATTATATAGCATTTGCATCGCAAACGGATTAGGGAATTTATAACCTACCGATATGCCGCCAAGATTAATATTTTCTGGATATAGCTCAGATCTAAAATACTTGATGATTTTTACTATTTCATCTGCTTCTGCTTTGTTGCGTGGTAAGAATTTAAATGAAAACGAATGTTCACGATGGTTAACTGTTTTAAAGGTGGCGCGGGTGTTTGGATTAGTAGTTGTTCTAAGAGCATTGCTCACGACGTTACCTGCAGCATCACCAGGAACAGCGCTTGCCAGTTTAGCTGCCAGTGCAGCGCCAACATCCTTATTTCCCTTTGCTGCAGCGATCATACGATCGATCCCGCCTTCATTGCCAAACCCTGCTACAGCTGCAGCTGTTGCTATTACTTGATTAGCAGCACCTTCGGCATCGTTAAAAGCTTTAAGACCAGCAACACCACTTGCACCAAGCTGTGCATTTTCAAAGTTAACACCATCCTGAAACTGCAGTGCGGCAGGCATGTACAGCATACACGAGTCGCCTTCAAGGCCGTACTGTGCATTGAGATTTGATACAAGGTTATTCAATAGTGTGTCAACCCAGTTATTGAATATGTTACCTGAAGATTGCCGGCGGTTGGCCTGTACAAATTCCATTTGAGTTGGATCTGATACTAGCGTTCTAAATAATATCTTAGCTTTATAGTCATCTTGATCGCTGAGTGGAAATCTATAACTTTTGCCCATGTGAATTTCCTGATAAATACTGTAAATTGTTTTAACTATTTATAGGTAATTTAGTGGCTTACTCTGGTAAATACGTAGTGAAAAATCCTGCTAAGTACAAAGGCGACTCTTTAAATGTAGTATATCGATCGCTCTGGGAGAAATATTGCTTCAAGTGGTGTGACACAAATAAAGACGTCAAATCATGGAGCAGCGAAGAAGTTGTTGTACCGTATTACTATGATATCGATAAAAAATATCATCGATACTTTGTTGATCTTAAGGTTACTTATGGCAACGGTAAGACATGGCTAATCGAGATTAAACCTGAGAAAGAGACGCAACCACCAAAGGGTGACAAGCGTACAAAGCGATACCTGCAAGAAGGTATGACATATGTTAAGAATATGAACAAGTGGGAGGCCGCAAATAAGTATGCGCTTGACCGCAAGTGGGAGTTTCACATATGGACAGAAAAAACCCTACAAGAAATGGGTTTAATGTCAAAACCGCTCAAGAAATTAAAACCTTTGCCTAAGCCGAAAAAAACTCCGAGAAAAAAGCATAAATAGAGTTTATGAGCAATATATTTCAAAACCTAGAATACGAAGCCTTTAGAGCTGGCATAACCCCACGGTCAAAAGAATCAATCAAATGGTTCCGCCAAAAAGCGCAAGCCATGGGAAAAGTTAGTCGAAAAGCACTGATGAACGAAGAGCCTGTGAAATTAAAAGGTCGCAGCGCCGTCGGCAATATGTACATGTATTTCTACGACCCAAAGGGTAAAGATACATTGCCGTTTTATGATAGCTTCCCGTTGACCATTGTCATTGGTCCGGCGAAAGGCGGTTTTATGGGGTTGAACTTGCATTATCTTCCGCCGATCCTTCGAGCACGTATGCTTGATGCACTGATGGATATTACAAGCAATAGTAAGTACGACGAGACAACTAAGTTCCAGGTATCATATAACCTGTTGCAGTCTACCTCAAAACTCAAGTATTATAAACCATGTGTCAAACATTATTTAACTGCACATGTAAGAAGTAAGTTTGCATACGTGCCTCCGCCCGAGTGGGAGATCGCTACGTTCCTGCCGACTGCAGACTTCCAAAAACAAAATAAGGCTTCGGTCTATAAAATTTCACGGAGCATGATTTAATGTCATTTTCAATAGACGAATTTAAAGGTGCAGTCAGCAAGGGTATTGCTGTACCAAACATGTTTCGCGTGTATTTGCCGTCGCTTCCTGGTATTGTTACTACGCGCCAGCTAAACCTATTGTGCAAAGATGTAGTGCTTCCTGGTCGTCAGATCTTGACTAACGAACGCGTCATTGGCATGAAGCAGGTGAAGCAGGCATATGGTTATGCACAAGAAGACGTGTCAATGACTTTTTATGTGACTAATGACTATGCACTTAAAGAATATTTTGAGGCGTGGCAAGATCTTATCATAACAGATAAAGAATTAAATTACCCAGATGAATATGGCTATGAAGTACGTATCGAGCAACTTGAAAAGGGCGCTGCTCTTGACTTGCCTTTAGATATTAACTTTAGTTTATTTGGTTTAAATATTGATATTGATATAGATTTATTTAAGTCGTCCAAGTCGATATATACATGTATATTAGACAAAGCATTTCCTACATCTATGAATGCTATCCAACTAAATAGTGATGCAAATGGCATCGTTGAATTGAACGTACAATTGTCCTATAAGGACTGGAGATCAGTATAAAATGGCTTTACCTAAGTTAAACGCAGTACCAAAGTACGACATTGTCGTACCGTCAACACAGCAAGCTGTCCGCTTTCGGCCGTATCTTGTAAAAGAAGAAAAAGTCTTGATGCTCGCAATGGAGTCTCAGGATCAGAAACAATCGTTAAATGCAATTGTAGACACAATTGTCGCATGCGTCAGCGAAGACATTGAGCGCAATAAGCTTACTACATTTGATGTTGAATATATGTTCACACAGATTAGATCTAAGTCTGTGGGTGAAACATCTAAGGTGTCTATCAAATGCAAAGAGTGCGATCACTCAAACGAAGTTGTGATTCCGCTCGAGTCAATTAAAATCAATATGCCTGATAATATTGTCACGCTAATCGAGCTGACACCTGAAATTTCGGTACAACTCAAATGGCCGACATATTCTGATTTAGGCAACCTTGATATGAGCGAAGGTGCAAGTCAAGTTAAGCAGACCTTTGAAATGATTTCTAAATGCATCGATTCAGTTCTTACTGGTGATGAACGCATTAGTATGAAAGATGAACCAAAAGAAGAAGTCATGGACTTCATTGAATCGCTTACATCTGAACAGTTTGATAAGATCCGTGAGTTTGTTGAACAAATGCCTAAACTAAAGCATGATGTGGAGTTTACATGCACGTCGTGTAGCGAAGCAAATAAAATTACCTTGGAGGGTATGAACGATTTTTTCTAATAGCCCTTTCCCACGAATCTCTGATCGGATACTTTAAGACTAATTTCTCTTTGATGCAACATCATCATTACTCATTAACCGAAATAGAAGAGATGATACCATGGGAGAGGGAAGTATATTTAACAATGCTCATTGAACATATAAAAGAAGAAAATGAACGAGCCAAGGAACAGCAAAGTAAAAGATAATGGCTGAAAAAACAACACTGTCTGAAATAAAACGCGAAATTGCAAAAGGCAATAAGGCGCAGTCAAATACGACTGATGCTCTCCTTACGCTCAACGCTACATTTGTTAGGCAGTTTAAGTTAGAAGCAGACGCAAATAGCTCCGGCGATAGACTTGAAGATAAGCTAGAAGGTGCTAAAACCCCTAAGCTCGAACAAAAACCTATGACCGGCTTTAAACCATTAGACGATGCCGGCGCTAATATTACAGCCGTGTTTGCTAGGCTTGCTAATTTAGGCAAGCTTGTCGCAGGCTTTACAGCAGGCCTTGCTGCTGTAGCTGCTGCATTTGCGGGCATGCGCGGGTGGGAACTTCCTGTTTTAAAACGAATTAGCAATATTAAGTTTGACAATCTTTTCCCAGAGTCATTATCCAAAACCCTTCAACAGAAATTTTTAAATGTTCGGGCACGTGTTTTAAGGTTCTTTAACATGAGTGCTGTTCTTCCTAAGGGAGAGGATGGCAAACAGATCAAATCTATTGGCGGGCAAATAGCTAATTCATTTAAGAATGCCAAGGCAAGTATACTCAAAGGATTTGGTATCGGCGCTGATGGAAAGCTTATTGCTTTGCAGGGCGAAGATGGCAAATTCAAGTCTCCG